TCCAGAGCTGATCATACCGGCATGGGCATACGACAAATACGTGAAGTGGGGGCCGGACTCGCCGGACTATATCGCCAGGGTCAGGGGCCAGTTTCCCGAGGCCGGCGAGAACGTGCTCATTCCGCTGTCGTGGGTTGAGGCGGCAATGGCGCGCTGGCACGACATGGCGGAGGGCGAGCCGCGGGAAATGGGCGTCGACGTCGCTCGCTTCGGCATGGACGAGAGCGCACTGGCTCCACGGGCAGGCCGCAAGGTCTTGTCGATACAGGGCTGGCACAAGCACGACCTGATGGAGACGGCCGGCTGGGTCAAGGCCGAGGCGACGGCGCTGCAGGTCAAGCAGGTCAAGATCGACGTGATCGGCTACGGCGCTGGTGTGGTCGATCGCTTAAAAGAGCAGCAGAAGGGCGGTGGCTGCAGGTTTGCGATAGACGGGGTCGACGTCAGCAAAGCGCCGAAGAACCAGGAGCGCTTTTTTGACCTGACGAGCGAGCTGTGGTGGAACCTGCGGGATCTGCTCGACCCGAATCCGGCAAGCAACCCGACACCGATCGGCCTGCCGCCTGACGAGGATCTGCTGGGGCAGCTGACGAGCCGGCGCTATACGTACACGAGCACCGGCAAGGTCCGGATCGAGAGCAAGGACGACCTCAAGAAGCGGGGGCTGTCATCACCGGACAGGGCGGACGCCGTGGTGTTGTCCTTCGCTCAGCCGCTGAAATTCCCGACAGTGTCGGGCATCTCGCTTGAGGGTACTAGCAAATTCAAGGGGCGGTGACACATGGCAGATGACATCAGCAAGGGAACCGGTAACGAATACAATGCCGTCACCGGAGGCACGCTGCAGTACGGACCGCCTCCGAACGGCGAGCGCGGCGCAATACCAGGCTCTGGCGACCTGAGCATGCAGCCAGGCGAGCAGATGCCGCGCAAGTTCAACCCGATGCAGGAGTTTGGCCTCACTGGTCTGCCGCGTTTTGGCGGGTTCGTTTACGAGGAATGGCTGCAGGACCTGGTAGGCATTCGAGGCCGCAACATATACCGGGAGATGCGGGACAACGACCCGATCATCGGGGCGATCCTGTTTACGATTGAGATGCTCTGCCGACAGGTGAGCTGGTCGGTCAAGGCCGGGGGCGACAGCCCGGCTGACCAGGAAGCGGCGGACTTCCTGAATAGCTGCATGCACGACATGAGCACGTCCTGGCATGACTTCATCACAGAGGCGCTCTCGATGTTCGTCTTCGGCTGGAGCTGGCACGAAATCTGCTACAAGAAGCGGGGAGGCGGCCAGGACTACAGCGATCCGCTGCTGCGCAGCAAGTACGACGACGGCAGGATCGGCTGGCGCAAGCTGCCGATCAGGGCACAGGAGACGCTCTGGCGCTGGACGTTTGACAATGAGGGCGGCATCAAGGTCATGAATCAGTTGCCCCCCCCTGACTTCATTCCGAGGCGGCTGCCGATCGAGAAGGCGCTACTATTTAGAACCAAATCTTACAAAAATAATCCAGAGGGCCGTAGTTGTCTGCGGACGTCATACCGGGCGTGGTATTTCAAAAAGCACATCGAGGAGATCGAGGCGATCGGCGTCGAGCGTGACCTGGCCGGTCTGCCGGTGGCGTTGGTGCCGCCAGAGATTCTGGACGTGAACGCAAGCGACGCAGAGAAGGCCGTGCTGACCTACGTCAAGAATTTGGTCATGAGCCTAAGACGGGACGAGCTAGAAGGCGTGGTCTTTCCGGCAGAGCAGACATCGGCCGGGACGCCGTCAGGGTACAAGCTGACGCTGCTGTCTGCTGGCGGATCAGGTAGGCGGCAGTTCGACACGAACGCTATTATCATGCGCTATAACCAGCAGATCGCCTGCACGGTCATGGCCGACTTCATTCTGCTGGGACAGAATAAGGTCGGATCGTTTGCGCTGCACAGCGACAAGACGGAACTGTTCGCTCAGGCGCTGGCAGCATGGCTGGATGCGATCGCCGAGGTTATCAACCGCCACGGCGTGCCGCGGCTCTTTGCGCTTAACACGTTTCCGGGTATTACCAAACTGCCGGAAGTGGAGCACGGCCAGGTCAAGGAATACGACCTGCCCGACATGGCGGCTTACATCACGGCGCTGTCAGGCGCAGGCATGCAGCTCTTCCCGGACGACGAGCTGGAGAATCAGCTTCGTCGAGCGGCAAACCTCGTCGAGAAACAGAAGGACTCCGATGAGACTGCAGCGCAGGGCATGCAAGAGGATCAGGGTAGGTCGGATCAGGCAGGTGGCAACACTGGCGCTGCAAAGCAGCCGGGCGACGGGCAGACTCCGGAAGACCAGGACGAGGCAGCAACACCGCCTGTGCAGAAGCGGCGGATCTTGCCGGTCACGCAGGACACAGCGGTCGAACTCATGGGACTCATGGGCGAGTTGCGGGAAGTGCTCAAGAGGATGAGGGTGGCATAAATGGCAGTGAGCCGGGAGTGTCTGGACGATCTGGATGGTGTGCTGGAGCATATGATCGAGAAGGTTGGCTCTCTGGTGCAGCCTGAGCACGAGCAGATGCTGGAGATCGCCGACGCTCACCGTGGGCAGATGCAGCAGGCTTTCTTGCGGGCGTGTCAGCTGGCCCGGCAGGTGCTGAGTATTCCGCTGCTTGTCCGCTACGTACAGGCCGAGTTTGCCGAGCGGCGCAAGAACAAACTGAAGAAGCGGGTAATTTGGGCGAGTGTCCAGAAGGTAGCCGACGACATCACACGGCTTCTGAAGGCAGCAAAGCAAAGCAAGTGGACACTGCAGGACTACGTCGACAATGCGACCACGCACCCGGACTGGGTAGAAGCGGCACTGAAGAACGGCGACCTCGATCAGAAGATCGTGGTCAACTGGTGGAAAAAAGAGTACAAGGAATGGGGACAGGGCACACCGCTTACAAAATACCCGGCTTTCAATAGTCTGCCACAGGAGCACCAGGATGCTATCCTGACCATGCTTCCGGGGGCATCGAAGCAACCGGCACAGCAAGCGGAGCAGCAGGGACAGTGGATAACGGAAGTGCCGAAGTCCGATAGCAACACTATAAACGCATATCACGGCACTACCGCCGCAGGCGATTTTGATAAGTTTAACGGAAAGCTGGGGTACTTCTTACAAGACCCGGCAGAGGCGAAAGGATATGCCGAGAACGCGATCATCAGCGGGAGCCACGGAGCGGGGGAAGGCAAGGTAATGGGCGTCCACCTACCGGCAGGCAAGATTAAGAACATTGATGATTCCGTCATGGACGCGCTGATGAACGATGGGGACGTTGATGAGGTAATAGAAGCAGAGGCAGCTGAGGCTAAGAAAGAGGGCTATAAATACTTAAACTTCATGCACCCGTCGACGGTAGATGGCAACGACATTAATGTCTATGTTGCAATAGGCCCGCAGGATGTCAAGATCTTAGACAAGAACGTCCAGATCGGCGGAGCGGCGAAGGAACCTACACCACCGCTGCTCGGCCAGGCAATAGGCGGTGCACCAGCGCCAGAGCAGTGGACTACAGAGAAATACTGGAATACGCCCAGCGGCCAGGTAAAGGCGGCGCTCAAAAGCGGTGAGCTGGACCCGCAGATCGTGGTCGATGCATGGGTAGACAAGTTTAAAGATAAAAGCGCGGCAACTTTGAGGGAGAAACTCAAGGGCAGTGTGACGGTGCCTGGCGTGCTGCAGGACAAGATCATAGCGGCGCACGCAAAGATAAAGATTAGTCCGCTTAGCACGAGCAAGTCTTACGAGGACTGGGCAAAGGCGCTCCCGGGCATGGATGCATCGGAAGTTAACCAGGCATTGAAAGCCGGGACACTGCCGCCCGAATGCGTTATCAACTACTGGCTGAACAAAATGCAGGGAATGAAGGCAACGGAGAAGCTGACGGCGGTGTACAATAGCGGCCTGCCGCCTGACATAATGCAGTCGATCCTTTTCGGCAGCACTGTCAGCAAGCCGGTCGAAGCAGCCATGACTCAATCGGCGGCCACGGCCGCGAAGAACCTCGGCAAAGTGGGCGTCAGCATGAGCTTCGATGCCAAAGACCCGTACGCCCAGGCATGGATTTCCAAACACACGGCCAATATGGTCGTCCAGGTGGGCGACGATACGAAGAACAAGATCAAGCAGATCATCGACACAGCCTTCGATCAGGGTGGACATCCGTATGAGACAGCGGCGCAGATCCGGGACTTCATCCCATTAACGGCGATGCAGTCGCAGTCGGTATTTAATCAGCAGGTCAAGTGGATGAAGTCCGGCAAATACACGCCGCAGCAGCAGCTTGATATGACACAGGCGCTGATCACGAAGAAGAAGATCTATCGCTCGCTGAACATTGCCAGGACGGAGACGGTAGCAGCGGCGACAGCCGGCCAGCAGATGGCTTGGACGACCGCCGTAAAAAAGGGCTTACTGGACACCGACGAATTTGAGAAGGCCTGGATCGTCACCAAGGACGATCGGCTGTGCGATGTCTGCGCTGAGATGGAGAACGAGCGAGCGCCGATCAACGGGCAATTTCAGACGCGGGGCGGCATTGACGGCCCCCCTTTGCACCCGCAATGCCGCTGTGCAGTTTCTCTCAAAACTGTAAAATTACAGCAGCAGGTTCCAGGAATGGCTGCGGTGCCAGGTGCTCAGGCATTCCAGCAGCAGACTCCTACTATGGATCAGCCAGAGGAAGCTATTCCGATGGGGTCAACTGAGCCGGTGGCCGTGGCGCCGCTTGAAGCGCCGTCTGCAGCGGCTGTGGCAGTGCCGACAATGGAAGAGCTACAGACAGGCATCGGCGACGTGCTCGACAAGCAGGTTATTGCAGCAGAGCCGCCGCAGTTCACTCCGGAGCAGCAGAAGATCGAGGACGTCCTCAACGGACCAGCCTCGTCATTCGACTATAAAGGGCCGGCGCACATGGGCGGCGCTGGCAAGAAGTATCTGTTCACCGGGTCGGACGTCAAGGACTATCTCTTCAAACCGTCCTGGACGAAGGGTACCAGTAAGTCTGAGAAGTTCCGGGGCTATGCGCAGGAAGCGGCCAGCAAGCTCGGGCAACTGATCGATCCCGACAGCGCCGTGCCGATCAGGACGATAGAGCTGCCGGTCAATGGTCAGCCAGCCTTCGGCACGCTGCAACCAGTTTACAAGGTCGTGCAGGACGGCATCACGGACAGCAATCTAGCGACCGCGATGACGCAGCAGGGGCTGCAGAGGGAGCACGTCACCGACTGGCTGATTGGCAACTTCGACGCCCATAAGAACAATTTCATATATGCCAAAGATGCCAACGGAGATATGCAGCTCATGGGCGTTGACAAGGAGCAGGCCTTCCGCTATCTAGGCGATCCGAAGTCGGCGGTCATGGGCTACGATTATCACCCGAATGCTGCCTACGGCGAGAATGAGTCGGTCTATAATACGATGTTCCGGCAGTTCGCCCAGGGCAAGCTCGACCTGGACCTGCAGGCTCCTCTGCCATTCATTCAGCGGGCCGAGGCGATCAGCGACGACGATTACCGGGCTATCTGGCGTCCGTATGCTGAGAGCCTGAAGGGTAAAGGTCCGGATGCTGAGAAGATGCTCGATCAGATCGTGGCCCGCAAGAACAAGCTGCGGGAGACATACAGGAGCTTTTACCAGGACTTGCTCCAGGAACGCACAGGCACAGGCTCAGTCCAAAAGTTCAAGTTCATGGACGAGCCGGGCTTCGGCCAGCAGGAGACACAGGCGACGACGGCGCTGGACGAGAAGGCGCTCAGCCAGATGAAGACTCCCGGGCTTATGCAGATGGCAAAGAACAAAGGGATCAAGTATTACAAGAGCTTCAGCAAGGACGAACTGGTCGACGCACTGTCACACCCCGAGCACGTTGGCAGCCTGGAACTGAAGGTCAAGCAGCGGATCGCTGATGCGAAGGGATTGGCCGGAGCGCCGAGGCCGCATGAGGTTGAACCGCACAAGCCGCTGAAGCCCGAGAGTGCTGACGTACTGGAAGACTTTGACCGAGCGCTCAAAACTCCGTTTGGGGCTGTAGTCAGGCGGGATGGGGCGAAAGTCGAAGGCCAGCAGTACAATATACGGCGCATAAAGATGATCACAGGCCAGGGAGATCGGGAAGGTTATCAGGTGACAATGAAGGTGCAGCAACCGCTGCACAAGGAACTGGGTGAAAAGCTGCGACAGATGGGCGGCAAGAGCAGCGCCTTCGAGTTCTACAAGGGCGCCACATTCGACAAGAGTACCGGTCAGTACGTGTTCAAGGAATCGTCAGCTAACAGGGTTGGCGAGGCATTGCGGGCAGATCTGCCGAATGCGACGGTCTTCTTCAATGGCCGCCAGGGGAGCTATGCAATGCTGGGGCAATTGGAGGCGCGGATCTGGGAGCCGGATGGTGTCAAGGCAGCGCAAGCATTCAGGGGACTGACTAAAGACCTGGGCATTGAGGACGTGCTGGCTGAACCATCAGTAGAGGATGAACGGCTGCTTAAGCTGTCACGGCTTGCTTGGCAGCAGTGCCCGCAGGAACTGGCGCAGTTGGCGGGAGATCCGCTGCACAGGGACACTTTTGCGCTTGAGGGCGTGCTGAAGACGGCAGGCATCGATCCGGCAAGAGCCGACAAGATGATTCCGCAGGAAGTCTATCCAGGATACAAGACATACGTCGAGCCTGGGATCAGCAAGGAATATAGAAAGCTGGGAGCGAAGTACCTCTGGGCTGGCGTAGGCAGCGACGTTCAGAACGTGGCGAACATGCTGGGGGTCAGCGACACGAACGGGATGCTCTCCACGCTGAGACGATACCAGAACGGCATGATTGGAAAGGGCATCAGCGAAGGATCGGATATCGAAACAGGGGGCGCTGACAACGCGCTGGTCAGGCTTGCCACGAAGAATACTGTCGGCAGCGAGAAGTATAGCGATGCACTGGGTGGCAGTGGCTACCGTATATGTTACGATCTCAAGGAACTGGAACGCACCGACTGGTATGCCTATAATGGGGACCAGTTCGGGACAGCCAGGGGCAGCGCGTTCGACAACCGCAAATCGTCGACAGATATTATCAGCAGTATCGTCAGGAGTTGGTCCAGTAGCAATGAATTCATGTTCAGGCGCGGGGTGTCGCTGCAGAACCTTTTCGAGGTCAATGCTGATTCAGATTATGAGCGGGATGCCCTGATTGCGGAACTGAAGCGAAAAGGCATCCAGGAAGTGAACGGCATACCCGTTGATAAGCTGGTTGTAACTAAAATGACACATTGATGACACATTGAGGGTGAGTCAGGGTGATCAACGAGCTGGCACTCTACCGGGTGCATATACCGGAAATTGAGGATTGGGCGGTCGCCAATGGGCAGGAGCCGCCGCTGGTCATGGGAGTCTGCCTCCGGGTGTTGGATAAGGAGGTCGGCTTTCATGACACGAACCGCGGCCATGCCTTTGCCGGTCACATGGAGAAGGAAACACCGGACGGTTTTATCTGGCACCGGATCGAGCCAGAACTGGAGCCGCATGACATGGGCATGATCCGTTTCGTGATCGTGGACCTTCCGACGTTCGAGAAGGAATGCCGGCCCCGGATCATTGGCTGGCTGCCGGACAAATTCAGCAGCACCGCCGAACTGTGGGAATTCTACCGCAGAGCATACAAGAATGCGGGTTATCATGGATAAGCCGGAAAAAACGAGGCGCTACAAGGCTCTCAGGCGTTTTAGAAAAGGGCGTCAGGTATAAACATACCAGGCCGGTGAATATCGACAGCCCTGGGGCAAATATGAAAGAGGTAAAAAACCAGCAATAGCAACACTTTGCTGGTTTTTTTATTTAGGGGGTGATGCATTACGCAGGTCACGGTCGATATCTTAAAGTCGGATTTAAAGAAGCGCTACACACTGGGCGAGGTCTACGTGCCGAACGAATTCGACACGCAGGGAGACATGGCGACGGCGGAAGAGATCGAGAAGGCGGCCTGGAACTACATGCGGCGGCTGCAGGGGTTGGACCCGGTGACGAAGACAGCCAGGTCGATGCTCCAGCATCTTGTGAAGGCGGCGCAGGCCGGATCAGGGATCACGGTGGACATAACAGAATTCTGGTCGGACGTCGAAAAGGGCGCAGCAGCGATCAACGACATGCACGAGCGGGACCTGGCTGGCGAGCAACCGGAAATCGTCGAGAGCTATCTGTCGCCTTCGGACTTTACGCTGCAGGCGCATGACGGCTCGCGGCTGGTCAAAAGGGGAACGTGGATGCTGGGTGTGGTATGGCCGGAGCAATACTTCCAGAAGATCCTGCGCAGGGAGCGCACCGGCTACAGCATGGAGGGTAAAGGGAGGCGAGTACCGGTTGGCTGAACAGCAGGAAGATCCGAAGCATGCGCTGTACGACCTGGACATCGTGGCCGTAGCTGGCGTGGACAGAGCAGCAAATAAGCGCCAGTTTCTGGTAGTCAAGAGGGCAGACGCAGAAGGGGGTGAACAAGTGGCAGACAAGACCAAGACAGAGGACGGCGTAGAGTATCCGGCTGCAGCATACGCCTACGTGCCAGATCCGGACGAGCCGAGTGGCTGGAAGATCAGGCTCTGGGATAAGACCAAGAAGGAGACAGCAGCGCAGATCGGCGATGCGGTGGCAGCGCTGGGTAAAGGCTTCAGAGGCAAGAAAGCAGAGATTCCTGCTGCGGATCTGCCCGGCGTCAAGGCAAAGGTCAAAGCGGCGTGGAAGCGGGTCAACCCGGACGCGAAACAGGAAGACGTCCCCGAGATTTTCAAGGCGAGGCAATCGCTCCTGGAATTCCTCAAGAAGTTTTTGGGGGCAGCAGCGGACAACGACGACACCGGGCATGCCCGATCGTTTTCGGATGTTGCCGGAGACAAGGAGAAGGACCAGGTAGTGTGGCAGGCATTATCCTCGCTCCAGGAAGCGCTTGATTCCATCCTGGACGACGATGACGTCAAGGACAAGAAGGGCGCTGCAGAGAAGGCGCTGACGGAATTCCGTGACCACCTGGACAGTAACGGCATCTTCAAGATCGGCCGGCGCATGAACGCAGAGAAGCTTGGCAACTTGAAGGACGTCCACCAATCGATCGGGCACCTGATCAACTGGGCGGAGGCACAGGATAACGACCAGTCAGGGAACGACGACACCGGGGACCAAGACGGTGCAGGGGCGGACGGCGACAATGGTACCGCTAATGGTAGCGAGGCTGGTGACGGCGAGGGGCCGGGCGCTTCCGGCGATGCCGAGAGCGCAAACAATGACCTGGACCTCGGAGGGCAGGTCAGCACGGACAAGCGGGGCAAGAGACCGACTACAGCAGGAAAGGAAGGTGTGAACGTGGAGAAGAACCAGGAGGATATTTTCAAGGGCGAGATCGCCGCCCTCAAAAAGTCGAATGAGGACATGGCGAAGGCGAACGCGACGATCATGGCGCAGCTGACTGCTCAGGCAGAACTCAACAAGTCTGAGAAGGATCTTCGGATCAAGAACGAATGCGTTGCCAAGGCCGCAGGATTCAAGTACCTGGCGACGCCGACCGCTGAGCTGGGCGAGATGCTCTACAAGGCGCAGCAATCGATGAGCGCCGAGGACTACGCCAAGCTGGAGGCGACATTCAAGGCAGCGAACGAGGCCGCCAAGAACGCCGGGGTGTTCAAGGTAATCGGCTCCGATGCCGCAACCAAGGGCGGCGGAGCGGTCGAGAAGGCTGAGGCGCTGGCCAAGGAGACGGTCAGCAAGTCAGGCGGCAAACTGAACCACGCAGCGGCAATGGCCGAGATCTTCAAGAACGACCCCGAGCTGTACGCCGAGTACGACGCCGAGCAGAAGGCTGGCGGGATGGACGATCGGGACGACGGCGTGAACGAGTAACAGCCTGACGCACAGCGCAGGCATCGCCTAACTTTGGAATAACGACTAAAAAGGGGGAAGACAAATGGCTTTCGAGCAGCCGCTTTTCGCACCCGCGGGCCTGGTTGCTAACAGCGACCTGAGCGCCAAGGGGTACATCTTCGTCAAGATGGTCGGCGACATGCTGGTCGACGCTTGCAGCGCCGTAACAGACAAGCCGATCGGGGTCGTCCAGAACGCACCGGCAGCAGGGCAG